TATAACCAACTTAGGCAATATCAATAACAGATGTTTTTCATATGCCTTGTACTCCGGTGTTTTAAACCGTTTACCTTGCCAGCATTGATTAACTGTTAATGGCTTAACCGGAATGGTTATTGGCGTTCTGTTTGGGATACGGAAATTCAACTCCCTGTACTGCTCTGCTGTTAGTGTTTCGGTCATGGCTAATCAACTTTAAAAGTTATTTCCTCACCATGAGTATAAAGACTGCCTTTATGCCTACACCTACCGCGACCGCTTTTAGACTCATAATGACTGCATTCTGATTTCTTGCAGTCATGGAATTGAACGCATTCACCGAAATAGGTACACCAAATGAAATCTGTTGTTCCATCATCCGGATCAGCCTTAACTAAAGTTATTTCAGTTAGGCCCTCAATTTTTGCATCATGTAAGAAATACTCCAGCGATTGACAATGAGTGTCATCAATCGATGCAAAATATAAATCATCTTTTTCCATTATTAATTTTACTTTTCTTCCATTCCTGATATTCCAGCCAAGAGAAGAACTTTCTAATCTTGCTGCCTTTTATGTGTTGGATTTGCATTGGTTACTTAATATCAGTCAACAGCCCAACAAGATCTTTCGTATCTACTATAACCGAAAGTTCCTTGTAGTTATCCGGTTCACTACCCATTTTACAACTAATAATTACTTCGACTAACCCTGTTTCGACTCCTCTTACGATTTGTTTCTGTACTCTGATTGTATCTGTTGCTACTGAATAGCACTTTAATGAATTATTCATGATGTTTTTTATTTTAAATTTACTCTTTATTTCCTAATCCGGTTAAACGTAGCGAAGATGTTACCTACTGAAAATTGATTTGTTTATTCAACATTTTTATTTCATTCTCCAATTGAGCTATTTTAATGCGATGTGCTTTAATTTCATTGTTGTAGGCATACAATATGTGTCCTATCTGGAGATTGTTGCTAGAAACCTCTGAAAACGTGTCTATAGCCGATTTTAATAAATCTATTCTATGTTGCTGTTCATATGACCTTTCATTCTTGCCTTTTTTTTTCTCAAACAGGATTAAATCAGATTGCATCTGGACTACTATGCCTTTAGCCAGCATAATCTTAGTTACATGGTCTTTTTGGTTTGGGTCTTGTGTAATGTACACTTCGGCTAATTTTATTAACCTGGCTGCGGTTTCGGTCATTAGAATAAGTTATTTGGTGTTAATGCTGTATCAAATTGTTTATTTACATTTTCAAATGTGAACTCATGCTCAAACGCAAATCGTTTCTCATTGTTGATTATTTCGTAATACCTGTTTTTCTGCCAATCGAAATGCAATGACACTGAGCCTTTTTTTGCTGTGCCTTTTGGTTTGGCCTTTAAAATCTTTATGATAACCTCATTTTCAAGAAACGGCGCGCCTGTTGACGGATTAATTGTTAAATCAACTTTACCATTTACACGGTTATGTTCCGGCCTCCATACCCCTACAACGTTAAATGCCCTACGACCCCACACTGCACCACCGGCAAAGCTGTTCAAAGTAGGTACAGCAGTGCAATAAACATCCTGGCCCAAAGTGTCTTTTAGAACGATGGGGGGTAAGTCCTTAGCGTGCGTAACAATTGAATTATGCCAGTTATTAACCTTTGCTTTTTGACGAACCTTTTTAAGTGCCCATGCTAAATATTTATCCTCCCTGTTGCCAAACTTAGCTAAATCTTCTTCCAAATCGTTAAACGGGTCTAAAGATGTGGATTGAATTTTTATTGATAATTCCCTTTCTATACTTTCGCAGTACTGATAAAAGCTGTCAATGGTATGGTCTGTTTCATCCCCATTGATCGGGAAAAAATGTTCATCAAGCCAAGCCAATGCCTGGTAAACTTCTTTCTCTGTTGCGCAATACGGATTAGATTTAAAAAAGGGTTTACGAAGTCTTTTGCTTACAAGCTCCCCTATGACATCCTCCATGTTCCCAATCTCTCCGCTCATAAAGCAATGTTTCCATCCGAACTTCTCAGATTGATTAAACATCATCTCCATTTCAAATTCAGTTTTACCTGCTCCAGCAAATCCGATGTAAAATGTTGAATAGCCTAATTTGAAGCTGAGCAATTCATCAAGATTTGAAAATCCTGTGTCCTCACCTCTGCTTACACCAGTTTCGTAATGGTTCATCACCTGATCGGTGTATTCGAATATGCGCTTTCTCATTTAAACAGATCTTTATTGTTTGACTGGTCTATTGCTCCGTATACTTTAGGAGTTTTTGATTTGTTAAAATCACTACTTGCCCATCTCTTTAATCGTAATGATGTGTCCCATGTTTTTTGGGTTTCCTGTTTAAACTTCGTTTTAGATTTATTAGGCTCAGTCCAATAGTCACAAAAATCCCTAATCATTTCTTTACCGTATAAACCAACAAAAGGAACGAGTGATTTAGAAAATTTTAATTTTCTATCATCTATACTATTTGTATTTAGTATACTCTTATCTACTCTACTCTTATCTGTATCGTTTTGTAATACACTTGTATGTTTTTTTGGTACACTTGTATTTTTGTTTTTCAACTTATTCCACCTTTCTAAAACCGCTAATCTTCGTTTTTCAGATAATGAGATTACATTTTCATTCTGTTCATCAAGAAACCTTATAGTTATCATTTCATCTGATATAGATATAACTTTTTTAGACACTAAAATGTCAAAATGCTCTTTATCAATCTCTATTATCGTATCATCAATAGATAGAAAACATTCTTTATTCCAATACAAGCAGCAAAGCCGTAGAAATCTAGCCTGAGTAATTTCAGGACATTTCATAATTTTACCCATAATCCAATCTGATATGGTAAACTTAAACCAAGTTAATTTTTCCATAATCTAAAAGCCTGGATTTTTTAATTTATACCCTTCATGAATATGAAATTTCAACCCATTTAAGGACATTGAATAAGTGTACATCTCTAAGTAAATTAACCCGCTCGCGTATGACGGTATAAAGTCAGGTAAATATATGAGACTTGAGTCTAAAGGCAGATCATCCCCAATTAAAACTATTCTTATTTCGTGTTTAAAATAAAGCGACTGCCTGTGTTTTTTTAAATATTCAGATAGCCCCTTAGCATATCTAATCGCTTGTAAAAACGCACTAACTGATAATGATTTTTGTTTAAGTTCACAAATAGTAAAAACTAGTCTCCAATCATCTTTATCGGTTTCTCTATGACTTGTCCTGTGTATGCCTAGTAAATCGCAAATACCATAGTTACCAATTCGTACCTGTCTTTTAATTTTAGTGCCTAAAAAAAGCCCTTGTTTGTAAAGCTCCTCAATGTTAGCTTCGTGAATAATCTGTTCCAGATCCCGTTCTAAAAATTTCATACATTCCGTATATAAATCATCAAAGCCTTGCCGACCGTTCAGAAGTTGCGCTTTCCTACTAGGCCAACAAGGCTTTTATAAATTTCTTTTTGTTAATTGATTCACGGCGCAACCCGATCAACTATTTTATAAAACGAATATACGAAATTAAGGCGAGTTTGCAAAAAGTGAATGTAACATTTTTAGAACAATTTATGCTGGTTAACATTTCCTTTACCGTTCCAGAATAACTTCTCTATCGTTACTTTTTTGTTATTCGTTGCTGATAGACTGCTCCTGTGTTTAAATGCTTCTACCTCTTCAAATGGCGCCTCATATTCAGATATGTAAACCGGAATGTTGATATTAGAGGCCCAATCGTAAAACTTATCATGGTCAAATCCACCCTCTTTATATTCGCCAGTTCCTCGGTATGGAATGTCACAATATAACACAGAATTGTTACCTTTTATGGTAACGTTTTCATAAGAATTATTTGTAATTTGAAGGTTTTGAAGGTTTTGAAGGTTTTGAATCCGTTCTAATTGCTGAAATCTTGCCAGGTTTTCTAAGTGCTGAATATCAACCCTATCCCCTGATAATTTCTTAATGTAGTCACAAAACACATTCCTTCGTTTTTGGATATCTTTGATGTTTATTAGCTCTGGAATATCAATCCCCAGTTTGTTCATGGCATCCAAGTCATTATTTACAATAAATTCATGGGCAAGCCTTTTAGACTCTTCTCTGTCAGATCCATAAATATACGAGGCTTGCTTATTGCCAAAGCTCCAACAGCTCATTACAAATCCTGAATACCAATCAGAATCGCTTCTGGCCAGCTGCTCAAAGAATGTCTCCCTTGTTACCCACTCATAAAATTTAGGCTCCAGCGTTCTGTTTTCTGTTAGGTATTTAACCAAATGATATATGTGGCTGTTCAACTCGTTGTAGTGAACATTAAACCTATAATTTTTCACTGCAGTAAAACTAACAGCACCGCCGCCACCAAATAAATCATAAAAATCAGATATTCCTGGATGTCTTTGGGTGATGAAGTGTAAAATATCACCGGCTAATTTTCTTTTACTACCCATGTACGGGATGCCTAAGCTCATATAAACCCATTTAAAGACCTGTATTCAACTTTTCTACCTTCATCTAAAGCACGTTTAATGCCTTGTGTCATGCCTTGACTTAAACCTAAGTCACCGTAAACAACTGTTTTAGTCGCCATTTTACCCCAGCATAAACCAGCTTCAATGCCTAAAATTCTTTGTTCTGTATCTAAATCATCCAACACGCCAGGCTGAGTATAAAGTAAATGTGATGCATAAGGAGCCTCGCCACGTAAAAGACAGTCTTTCATGGCTGCTCTTGCATACGCTTCATTCTTTTCAATATCGCCAGCGTATGGCGACTCGATAATTACTAATTCCATAATTCTAATTGTTTATTAACATTTTTAACCATCTTTTCCATGCGTTCAAGTTGTTCAGGCGAAAGTATAAGCCGGACAAGTCTTTCCCTTTGCTCTAGTAGGGTTTCTTCGCCCCATTCCAAGCCGTCTGCCCAGGATTCAAAGGGGGTCATCTTTTAACATAGATTATGTTGAACCAAAATTGAAAGTCTATGCCAAATAAGCACAGTCGGTAACATACGTTATTAGGTGACGTATAAAACCTATTTAACCCTAAAATAGTCCAGTTATCAGGGGGATAACGTTGTTTCCATCTGTTGTTTAAATTGAACCTGTTGAATTTTAATTTCGTTTTGTACATAACCCAAATTTACACTTAATTACTCCCCCCGTTTGTAACAATGTTGCTGATAAAGTATTCTTTATACCGCACTTTGCCTTTTTGAACCCATACCGACTGCACATTGACGGTCTTGCGAATGATTGCTACGAAATGCCTCAATTCAGTACTTCTAAGCGACTTTAACACACTGATAGTAGTTATCCTGCGTCCTGATAATAGTTGCGACAGGATCATGTTCTGAATGCTGTCGTGATTTACTGATCGTTCCATATGTTTGATTTTAGGTTTAAAACTTCACAATTTTCAGTCATACGAACAGGCAGCATTTTATCAATATACTTACTTACCGTTGTATGACTGATTTTATGTTTTTCAGCAATAGCATTGATCTGCATGCCATTTGCAAAGTAATCTTCCAGAGCCTTACCGATCTTTCTTTTACTGATTAAAGTATAATTACGTTTAGCATACCGTCCGCCCATATTAAGACGTTTACATGCCTTTAGTAAAACTTCATAGGTCAGGCCCATTTCGGATGCCATTTGCTTTTTAGTTTTACTATTAATCTGTTTACGGACTTGTGCCATTATTTTTTTATTGTTCCATAATCCACGACCATTTGGACATTTAGGCACGTAAAATCCGTACATTGTTTCACTAGGCTGAAAAACAGGTAAGCCTTTCATATTCAGTTAAAATTAAGTTTTCGTTTGATGCCATGCCATTTAATGAACTTGTCATACATTTTTGCTGCAGTCAGTTCATCCAGGAAATTACCTATATAATGGCGCTGTTTATTGATCTTTGCTCGTGCTTGCCAGCGCCTATCGGATTTGTTCCAATATATGCCGGTGTATTTGCTTGATTTTCTCATAATGATGCGATATACGCCCTTACTTCATCAACACGGTCTGATACGTACTCGATTGATTTTCTATCTCTATCTAACCCGAAACGCTTAATCCTGAGCTCATCAGGCAAGTTACTATAAGTCATTTCCGCCTCAACTTCATCGTATAGTTCAGCCTCCAGATCATCAAGCCCTAACTCGTACATTCTTGCCCTGGATTCACGTTCAATCATTTCCTCTGGCGCATCCATTAATGTATAAATCAGACCTGATTTATATTTATTGTAAAGTTCCATATACCCCTGCAATTGCCAGCCGTAACCATCAATCGGTATATCTGTATGGAACAACGGAAATGTTGTCTCTGAGAAGCTATTTTTAATGTCCTCAACAGATTCGGTAAGTATTAAGTCTGCTTCTCCTGTTATGAAACCATTGCTGATGCGTTGTGTATTCTTTTGAACATTTCCCCACCCGTAATATTTAGCAGCAAAATCGATAGATGCCGATTCGCATTTATTGCCCTTAAGCGTATACTTAGATCTGAAATTCTTTTCACGATTATAAAATTCCGGCTGGCTTTTTATCCATGCGTGAACATATTCAATGCAGGTCTTTGATAACTTGCCTTCTGTTTTACTTCTCGGATTAGTCATTATTTTGCCTATACCTGAGCACCGGCAAATGAAAGGATTACTGAGCTGCATCTTCCAAGGTTTTAATGATTTCTGGACTTACACTATATTTTGATTGAAGGAACGCCAACCCGTCAGAAAGGGTAGTTTTCTTTAGCTGTATCGCTTCAATTGTTGAGAGGTGTGTCTTGCTGTTAAATGGAAGATCAGGCAAGACAAATTTAGGGGCGGTGTCACGAACCCTTAATGCTTCCATATTTTCACCGAATGCCCGGATTTTAATAACATATAATGTAATAGACTTGCCAGTCCAGTCCTCAACAAATGGACTGCCTAAAGCCTTTGCAATTGCCTTTGCGTTTACGCTGTTTACGATCA